GCAGGTACCATAATAGAAGTCAGCACACCTGATTCAGTAGAAGACAACTACAGAATACGTCCTGGCGACAGTCAAAAATGATTTTTGTATTTGACACCTACGAACGTGGGGGTGTCTACTTACCAAACTTAGTTACAGATACTAGTATTAAATTTAGAAGTGAGCAATGGTGGGACCTTGCTATTACACCACCATACAGTTACGAATTTAGATTCCTGCGCTATCTTTGGAAACACAATATCAAGTATCGTGTTGAAAATATACGTGACGTAAACCAACAGTGTGTGTACCCTGTAAATCTAAATTACTTTGATCCCAAAATAGACTACATTGGTTTAGTAAGCGAATCAGCAAAAGCATTAGCACGACAAGGATTGTGTACCATATGGTTCTATTATAGCGAAGGCGATAATATACATTGGCATATTGATCGTTGTCTACGTGAACAATTGGATCAACACAGCATACCTTACGACCAATTCAAGTTTACTATTGCTAATGCCCTAGTAGAGGGCGAGTTTTATTCTTATTTTCCAGACGACGAGCTATACTACAAGTACTTGCATGCAGATGGCGGCTATGTAACGCAAGTCAACACAGATATTAGAAGTAAAAAGTTTACCTGTCTTAACCGTGTGGACAAACCATTTAGAAGATTGTTTGCGGCCAGTCTGGTTGGACAAGGATTGGACCAGGATGCTTACTTTAGTTACACAGACCGCAAATACCAAGTTGAGTACGAAACTAGAGACAGCGATGTTGAACAGTGGGATACTTGGGACCATACCGTATTAGAAAGATTTACTCCACCATATCGTTGTGATGATTTACAAGACTACGAACATAACTCGCACAAATTAATAGATACACGGTTCTTTCAGGACGCATATTATAATGTGATTGTTGAAACACACATCAATAACTTGTTCTTAACTGAGAAAACATTCAAGCCCATACTAAATCTACAACCATTTGTTATTGTCGGTGCCGCACGTAGTTTACGATTATTGCGTGAGCTGGGATATAAAACATTTGGTGACTACATAGATGAAAGTTACGATAACATAGAAGATCCGGAACAACGTCTAAAACAATGTTTACATACTGTAGAACAAATCAGCCGCATGAGTCACTCAGAACACATGGTTGATCAGCATGACATGCGTAAAATTCTCCTTTACAATCAACAGCATTTCCTATCTGATAAGTCCGCTAAGTTATTGAAATTGCTGAATAAAATAAACGGTTGACCAGAATCCCAAAAGAGCCTATAATAGCACTTGTAGTACAGTTATTAATATAACAAAAAGGACGCTACAAATGGACGATAAAGAAACTAAGCACAGAAGCGCAGGACAGTATGCTTGGGCGGCACGTATGAACGCAATCAGCACAAGCAATATGCACAAGCAAAACTACTCAGAAGCGCAGAAACTTAGAGCAGAGCAGATACGTCTTGCACTAGAGTTGGTTTACTATCACAAGGAAGTTCATGCACGTTTTCGTAAAACTAAAATAGCAATCAAAGTAGCAAACGCACGAGTTGCGGATAAAAAGACTCTTACACAACTAGAAGCAGATTGGGAAGCAGAGGGTATTACTAGTAAAAAGACGCCTCAAGGCATCATATACAGCATTAAAAAGCAAAAATAAGCATATGTAAGTTGTTGATTTTAAATAACTAATTATTTTGGTTGACATTTGGTCCAAAATCGTCTAAAATACTACGTATATTAACTAATAAGGAGCTACAGATGGCTGATAACGCATTTGAACTTATGGTAGAACAGGACGTTGATACAGTACTTGATACAGTAGTTAAAGATAGTTTCTACTGGAGAGAGTGGTATAACGGTACGTTGTTCATTAATGGCTTGAGCCGAGAGATAATGGACAAGGTGTTAGATAAACTTCAATATGTATTCGGTAATGTGCAAATGCACAGATGCGGCATCACTGACGAATACGCATTTGATTTTTGCGAATAATAGGGAGATTATAATGGAACAACAATTAGAAATCTACAAGCAGAAAATGATCCAAGACTACAACAGCCGTTGCAATAATACAGACATGCAGAAAGAGTTTGCTGACGGTATTGAGATCCGTGAAGGCAAGAAATACTACAAAGTTATTGGACACCGCAGTGTTCACAGTTTTATTGTTAAGCAGGACGATGCAAAGTTTCGTAAAGGTGACATACTCAAAGCCGCAAGTTGGGCCGCACCAGCAACTAACTTTGCACGTGGTAACATATTAGAAGATTTTGAAATTAGATGGACAGGAGCAATGTAATGAGTTGTCATGCAAACGAAGAGTATTACGAACGAAGATACCAGGACCTAATCGAGCGGTATGAGTCTGAAGGGTATACTTGGGAAGATGCTGAGAGACTTGCATATTGCAAAATTAAAACCGAAGAAGTCCAGGAGGTATATTAACAATGAAAATTAAGTTTGATAAAAAAACTATGCCAGACGAACTTTATAATTCTCTACTACAACATTTTGTAAACGAAGCAGTTGGATTGGGAGTAGAAGTTAACAAATTTACTCAATTTAACAATTGGGTAGTTGAATGCGACGTAGATGTAAAAGAAATGGTACATTGAGAGGTTGACAAATATCCTCAATGAGTGTAAAATGAACATATAATAACAAAACAAGTAATACATTTTATAATTTTTCAAAGGAGCAATATATGTCTACAGCGTATATAAAAATTAAAAACGGTTCATATCGCAATATGGATGTAAGTGGGAAGACATTTCAACTTGTTAAACAATTCCAGCCTGGAGCCAATGGCGGATTTGTAACAGTAGAAAATGGTAACCAGTTTCCTGGGTGCCCAGAAAAACTTCGTATTAAATTAAGCAGTGTAGCCGACTACGAGTTCACAACTGAGTCAGACACAGCAGTACAGCAGTTGGTAACACAAACTGAAGTAGATCCAAATGCTGGTGTTAGCGACGAAGAACGCATTGAACAGATTGCTCAGCGTTTTCAAATACTTGAGGACATGACCAAAGCCGCAACCCAAAACGAGATCACTGCAATGATCGTAAGTGGCCCTCCAGGGGTTGGTAAGAGTTATGGTGTTGAGCAGGAGATTGAAAAAGCCACACTGTTTGATCAAATCGCAGGACGTCGGCTACGAGCAGAAGTTGTAAAAGGTTCTGCTACGCCAATTGGCCTGTACCAAACACTTTACAAGTATTCAGACCGTAACTGTTTGGTTGTGTTTGATGACTGTGATGCAATCTTAATGGATGACGTTGCACTTAACCTACTAAAAGGTGCACTGGACTCAGGCAAGAAACGCAAGATCAGTTGGTTGGCAGAATCCAGAGTGTTGCGTAGTGAAGGCATACCCGACTCGTTCCACTTCAAAGGCAGTGTGATTTTTATCACCAACTTGAAGTTTGACAAGGTACGCTCACAGAAACTACGTGATCACTTGGATGCATTGCAGTCACGATGTCACTACTTGGATCTTACACTGGATAGCATGCGTGACAAGATATTGCGCATCAAACAGATTGCTAAGAGTGGTGCGTTGTTCCAGGACTTGGATATCGAGCAGAGTGGGCAAGACGATATCATTGAGTTTATGGACAGTAACAAGAATAGATTACGTGAAATGAGTCTGCGTATGGCTATTAAGATAGCGCAGTTGTATAAGAGTTTCCCTGGTAACTGGCGAGCAATGTCAGAATCGACTTGCATGAAGTCAGCGTAGCGGGGGTAACAACCGACATTTTTGTTAGCTCCTTTTATGTCGGTTCCTTTGGGCCTATCGGATGTAATAATCCGGTAGGCTTCTTTTTGACTTTATAGTACTTACTAGTGTATACTTAGCCTAAGATGCGAAAATTCCCACACGTAGAAGATTACTTAGAAATTATCAACGGTGATAAAGATCCTGCAACCAATCAGTACTATGGTATATTTGGTAGGATCGATCCTGTTATCAGTTTGGCTAGATATGATGTTAGAGTAATCAACAGCATGGCAACTGGTGTGCGTAGCGGAATTGCACTCACAGACAGACAAGCAGAATTGGCATGCAAACTAATACTAAAGTATCAGCGGCAACTTGCTAACCTAGGCATAGACGTTGGTCCTGTTGAATCACCGCAGTATAGAATGCAACTACGTTCCATAGATCGCAGGAGACTGATGTGGATAGAACAGGACCACATAGTATTGCAGTTTAGTTTCGAACCAAAGATAGTAGACTTGGTTAGGGACTTGTGTAAAGAAAGCAAAGGCAGTTGGAGATTTAAAAACGATAACAAAAAACAATGGCATATTGCACTAACTGAACCAAACTTTATTACTGTGTTACAGTTGGCAAGAGAAAATAACTTTGAAATAGATGCCAGGACCTTGGAGATTGAACAAAAAATACAGCAAGTGCAACCATATGGTATTGAGTTAGACATGGTAGATGAAAAACTTAGCCTTGTGAATGCACCCGACTCGTTGTTGGAGTTTGTACAGGAAAAGGCAGGGGATATAACAATTGACAATTTAATAAAAATTGTTGACCTTGCTGCCATATGTTATTTTGCCATAAGTCCAACAGTTGAAGATTTGTTTATCAGCAGGTACAAATCTACTAGACTTTATAATTTGCTAAGGCACAATCACACAAGGTATAATCCAGACATAGAAAAAGAAGTACTGGACCAGTTGTTTGTGTATGCTGAAGTAAGCAATAGGTTTCCTATCCATGTATACGAACCAGACCTTAGTAACAGACTACGAGACAAGTTTGTGTTAGGTTATTTTAATGAAGAGGATGTACTGTTTGCACCACGTGATAATGAACCTATCGACACAACGGGCAAAAAGGTTGTGTACTTTACCAAATACCGCTCACACTGGCCACAGGATATTCCACTGTTAGTAACCAGTGCTGGAATGATGCATGGTGCAGAAAAAACTTTATTGTTGCAACGTGCAGAAAAGGTTGTGTTCTTTGCCGCAGAAGTGTACAATACATACAAAGGAAAATAGATTGCAAGCCAAGTTAATAATCAAAGATGAAGTTAATGTAAAGATCGAAGGACTAGAACTGGGCACCCGAACAGCATTGGTGCGCAAGTTTAAGTTTGATGTTCCTGGCGCACGTTACCAACCAGCAGTTAGATTAGGACGTTGGGATGGTAAAGTGCCATTCTTTAATCTTGGCGGAACCACATACATTAATCTATTGCCAGAGATACTTCCATATCTTGATGAACAAGGTTATGATATTGAAGTGGAAGACCTCAGGGACTACAGGACCAAGTTTGACTTTACAGAAGTAAATGAACAGAGTTATTCGCATAAGGTGTGGCCCAAGAATCATCCTAAAGTAGGTGAGCCTATTGAACTAAGGGACTATCAAGTTGAATTGATCAACAACTTCTTGAAGAATCCGCAGTGTGTGCAAGAAGTAGCAACAGGCGCAGGTAAAACCATAATGACAGCGGCACTTGCTGACAAGGTTAGTGAGTACGGTCGTACTATTGTTATTGTGCCTAACAAGAGTTTGGTCACGCAAACTGAAGAAGACTTTGTTAACTTGGACTTGGATGTTGGTGTTTACTTTGGTGATAGAAAAGAGTTTGGTCGTGTGCATACCATATGTACTTGGCAAAGTCTCAACAACATGCTGAAACAAACCAGGAACGCAGAAGCAGACATTACCATTGGTGAGTTCTTGGAAGGTGTAGTGGGTGTTATTGTTGATGAGGTACACGGTGCTAAAGCAGACGCACTTAAAACATTACTGAGTGGACCAATGAGTCGTATCCCTATACGTTGGGGACTAACAGGCACCATACCCAAAGAACAGTTTGAGTACATGAGCATATTCTGCAACTTAGGTTCAGTAGTAGGGCAACTAAGCGCACGTGAACTACAGGAAGCAGGACACTTGGCCATGTGCCATGTTAATGTTGTACAACTTGTGGATCACACTGAGTATACAAACTATCAAAGCGAACTAAAGTATTTGCTGGAGAATCAAGAACGTTTAGACTATATCAGTGGACTGATAAGTACTATTAATGAGTCAGGCAACACACTTATTCTAGTAGACAGAATATCCGCAGGTAAAGAACTAGCCGGAAGACTACCAGACAGTGTATTTGTATCAGGATCAACCAAAGCCGGAGAAAGAAAAGAACACTATGATGAAGTGGCAGAAGCAGAAGGCAAGATCATTATCGCCACTTACGGTGTTGCTAGTGTTGGTATTAACATTCCCCGTATTTTTAATCTTGTTCTCATTGAACCTGGTAAGAGTTTTGTACGTGTTATTCAAAGCATTGGTCGGGGCATTCGTAAAGCCCAAGACAAAGACTTCGTACAGATCTGGGATATAACCAGTACCTGCAAGTTCGCAAAAAGACACTTAACCAAACGTAAAGCATTCTATCGAGATGCAAACTATCCGTTTGCTGTGGAGAAAACAGAATGGCAATAAGAAAGAAACTAATGATCACAGGGTGCAGTTTCAGTGCGCCCAGTACAGACCCTGCACTAGTAGGAACCAGTTGGGGCGAAAAACTAGCGGCCAAATTGGATTGGGACTTGGTACATCTAGCACGTCAGGGCATGAGCAATGGCGGCATACGTGTAATGATAGATGAGATACTACGCCAAAAGCCAGACTTTGCTATAGTAGCACCCACATTTCATGACAGAATGGAAATACCAGGAGGGGCCGCACCCTATGTAGCACCCAAGAACGAAAACAAAGGTTGGAACAGTGACCTACAGCAACACCTGCAAACAGATCACGGCACTGGTTATGACCCCAAGGTAGGAGTTAACAATATTAACTGGGGCAACAACAACTACAGGATGATTTCAGAAACTATTTTCAGTCTAGCAGAAAACTACGACCACCATTACCGTAGTCAGAAGTTAGACAAGGAAACAAACACAGCAGTAAGACACTATATTAACTTCATGTACGACAGCAACTGGAAGTTACAACAAGACAGGTGGATCATACGTGATGGCATCACGCAGTTGCACTATCACAAGATCCCTTTCTTGTTGGTGGCATGTAATATATGGACCAGTGACATGGTTAGAGATCACTTTCCTGCTTCAATACCAGACCAACATTTTACACTTAGATTTGAAGACACACCTGCATATGCTACAAATGAGTATCCGTTTTCGGGAGAAGATCCAGGATATCATGGGTCAGAACAGAGTCAAGAGTATCTAGCAGATAGGTATTTAAACATTATAAGAGACAGGTTTAAAATACATGACTGACAACACCGTCACGCATTCAACAGAAGACTTTGATTGGTTCAAAAACAACGGCATTTACATGCCAATGATCAACGACACTGGACGTAATATTGCATACAAAGCCGCAATAGAACGTGTAGCACCAGGTAGTGTCATGTGCGATATAGGTACTGGCACAGGACTATTAAGCATACTAGCCGCTAAAGCTGGAGCAAAGAAAGTTTACAGTATCGAAATGGATCCAGGCCGTGCAAAGTATGCCAGAGACATGATTGATAAACTTGGTATTAAGAACGTACAGGTAATTAACAAAAACTTCTTGAGTTGCAACAGAGCAGATATTCCAGACGACGTAGATTATTTTATTTCAGAGACTATTGGTAATCCTATCTTCAACGAGAATATTGTTAACTTGTCTAAGCATGCTAAACAGTGGGGCGGAACTTTCATTCCGGGGAATATTGAAGTAACAGCAGAAGTCTACAGAAATCATCCTATACTACCTTTGGTATATGCTGAGTCAGAAGCCTTCGAATTTCAACCTGACATTGAGATTGACGACGCATACGAAAAAACAATTAACGACACATTTCAGCAGAAGCACCCTGCAGACAGTACACTGTACAGATTTAACATGATAAACAATCTGTTTCAACAGTTACCAAGTTTTAAAGCAGATGGAATAGATTTAAAATTTGATCCAATACACAAACACACACCTTTCGTTGTTGATCTCAATGATGAAACAATAGATGTAGACAATATTATGTTTACTATCCCAACGGGAGATTTGCCTAATTATTGCCGTGTTGAACATTTTGTGTTGGTGCTAAAATGGAGGGCTCACATGAATGATGATATCTACATGCGTGTTGAAGACACTATATGGGGTAGTCCTGCAAAAACAATTTTAAACAGAGTACGGAACAAGAATGCCGATATAAAGATATGGTACGATCATAAAATACAAAACTGGAGACTGACTTACTAATGAGAATTTTAACGCTAGACGATGTAGCATACGAGCTAAACGAAATACCAGATGAAGTAGACGACATGCGATTTGCTGTGTTAGACAATAGCGACCCTCGTAATCCTGATTACTTTTATATTCCGTTGATATTTTTAGAATCATTCAATAGTCCAGCATTGGTATTGCGTATAGGTGACGCTCAAATTAAAATGCCTGTGGATTGGCATGTGCTGATCGGAGAACCAGACGTAGGAGACTTAGAAGTGGTTCCGTTAACTAGTATAAATGATAGAGGATTCAACACTTACATTTTTAATCCACTAAGCGACTATCGGCCAAGTTTTGCTCCCATAGAAATAGCCGACATATATCAAGACGTAAAATGGTATTTTCCTAAATTACGTCCAGGGCAACTACTTGCTATACCATTGGAAACTAATGTTAAAAAACCAAGATGTGCATATTTTGTTAAAGACATCTCAAGACAGAGTGAAATCGTTGACTATTCCAAGTGCTGGTAGAGCATTACTACTGGTAGCACACCCAGATGATTGTATTATATTTGGGTATCCGTTCCTGTATAATCATACTAGATTCGAATGGGACATAATGTACCTAACCTATTTCGACAAGGATGATAGAGCTCGAGAAGTAAGATCGTTTTGGCGTAAGCGCAATATTGATACTTACTTTCTTGGCAACCGCGATGACTACAGTTATGTGGAGCGTGGCGAGTTGGGATTCAACGGCCAGGAAGCAAGAGAACAAATACAATACCTGACACAAGGATACAAGTTGATACTCACACATAACGAGGATGGTGACTACGGACACCTACATCACAAGTTTGTGCATGAGTGTGTTAAAGACATTGACATACCGCAAGTTTATTTTGCTAGTACGTTCAATACCAACTACGAATGTGCTTCGCCTGACTATGGGCTAGAAGATTTACCACTGCATCGCGAAGTTATTGAGGGCTTCCAGGATAGGCTAACTGGTAGATACATAGTCACAGAACCTGCAAGGAAATACACAGATGGATCCAAAAGATCAAATTGAATGGGAAGCCACAGAAACAGGCACCAAATACATTTACGAAAATGACACATATGGTAACATATGGGGTAGACCACTCGGACAAGCAAACAGCAAAAGGGTATTAATAGGAACATACCCAGTGGACAATTGGATACAAGAGTCGCACTACTGGCACCGAATAGTTAAAGCCGCAAAGGACAATCCCGCCTTGCAAGAAGCACTAGAACGTGCTAAAGTACTGTATGAACTTAGTAAGAAAGATGACAACGGACCCGTAATGCATCACCCAGTATGAACAAACTAGACATATTTTATGAAATGAAACAGTTTGATCTCAAGAATAGATCATTCTATAGTGAACTTACAGACGAAGAACGCAAAAAGTTCAGCAACTTCCTCATGATCCGCTGGGGTAGTGCAGTAGGTGGCAGTGCCGAATTACAGAGTTATTACTTGATGAGTTGTAATGAAAGACTAAACAAGAATTGGTTCGACCTAAGCAAGTATCCAGAACTGCAATGGTTGTTGGCAACAACTGTGAGTCCAGGCATGGGCACACATAGGCATGAATGGATCAAACAAAAGAAACGTGTTAACAACAACAAGGTGGTTAAGTTTTTGCGCAACTTCTATCCAGACTACGCAGACGAAGACTTAGAAACACTGGCAGAGATAAGCGACAAGAAAGAACTTAAAGAACTAGCTAAGTTAAACGGCTGGGAAGATAAGAAGATCAAAGACGCACTCAAATGATTACTGATCTGGTTACTAACGGTTGCAGTTACATGCACACTTACATCGAAGGTAACGGCCATGCTGACTTGGCAAACAGATTAAATCTAAAAGCAACTGATATTAGTATATCCGGAAGTGCTAACAGTAGAATCATAAGAACAACACTGAAGCATAGTTATGAAACCAATAACAAGTGTTTGTATGTATTGGGCATGACATTTATTAGTAGAGAAGAATTGCCTATATGTCGATATGATAACGGAGTATATCCAACAGAACAAGATATTTGGGAAGGCGCTTGGACGAACCCACAAAATCAACATTTTGGCAAGAATAGATGGATAGCAGAATGGAACGACTGGGAGACCAAACAATGGATCTTGTTTCGAGAACGATACGAAAAACTTTCGCTAGTAGACCGAGTAGAAAATTTAATGTATCAAATGTTAGCAATGACTGATAGCTTGACACATCGAGGACATAACTGTATAATATATCAACAAGCAGATGAATGGTGGGACGGTATGTTGCCTGAAGAATCACGTAGGTTAAAACTGTTAGCCGGCAATCCAAATATAATTGGAGACTTTAGATGGTTGGCAATTAGAGAACAACACCAAGCAGGAATTCCTTGTGTTAAAGAGGAAAATCACGTCGAACCAGAACTACAACATCGCTTGCCTAGCGCACATGAATGGTTGAACAATTATTTAGAACAATATATTAGACAACATGAGTTACACCTGTAAGTATTGTGACAAAAGTTATCGCAAGGAATCAACACTTGCGGCTCATCTTTGCGAGCCCAAGCGACGTTGGCAGGAAGAAAAAGAAACAGGTGTGCAGTTTGGATTACGAGCATACTTGCAGTTCTTTGAAACAACACAAGGTAGTGCAAAAAACAAAAGTTTTGCAGACTTTGTAACCAGTCCATACTACAAGGCATTTGTAAAATTTGGCAGGCATTGTGTTAATATCAAATGCCTCAACATACAAAACTACACAACCTGGTTATTGAAAAACAACAAGAAACTGGACTACTGGACAAAAGATGTTTTTTATGATGAGTGGATGCGTGAATATTTAAAAAAGGAGGCAGTACAAGATGCTCTTGAACGTGCTCTTAAAACCATGGAAGATTATGCAAGCAACGGTTCGGGACTTGCAGGATTCCAAGACTATTTTCGGTATGGTAATGCTAATAGGATTTGTCATCATATCAGTACCGGGCGCATTAGTCCTTGGATTGTGTTTAATTGTGTTTCCGGCGTGGATTGGTTATCTACTCTTGCAGATGATCAAATTGCTATTATACTCCCCTGGATCGATCCTGACTACTGGAATAGAAAATTTACTGATTACATGGGTGATGTAGAGTGGTGTAAGCATCTGTTAAAGGAAGCAGGCTTATGAAGTTTACCAGTGATATTGATATTGATGTAGGCGATCGGGAAAAAGCTCTTGTGTACTTTAAGCAAATTCCTGCTAGTATACTGCGTGATGGCGGTCTTGTAAAACACAATACAGGAGTTTACTTTACCGACATACCAAAAGATCCTTTTACAGGGTTTGCTACTGTTGATCACAAAACAGCAGAAGATCGCGGCTACATAAAATTAGATATTCTTAATGTAGGGTTATATTCACAGGTTAAAAACGAAGCACACCTGGATCAATTACTAGCACAAGAACCAGCTTGGGAACGTTTATATGACAAAGACTTCTGTGGTAAACTGATACATATAGGCAACCATTATGATACATTGGTTAAGATGCCAGAAGCAGTAAACACAATAGAAAAGTTAGCAATGTTTTTGGCAGTTATACGTCCCGCAAAACGTCACCTAATAGGCAAGCCGTGGGCTGAAGTTGAAAAGACTGTATGGGAGAAACCTACAGATGATAGTTACTATTTTAAGAAAGCACATGCGATTAGTTATTCGCATTTAGTAGTAGTAAACGTTAACTTAATTTCCGAACAAGTGTAATACTTCTACGCTTTGTGCGTTTTAATGATATAGCGTTAAGGCTTACTTGGGGGCCGAACTTTATAGTAACACCTTTGCTATTCATAGTTTTCACAATATCTTTGAACTGAGTCCATTCCTGTTTTAAGAATACGTTTATGGGAATTAGTCTATTGCTTTCCCACCACCATGTATCAGCCAACTGTAAAAACAACTGCTTCTCTTCTATACTTTTTAGTGCGCTGTAATCATAAATGGTAGTAACTATATCGTCCACATTCTGTATTATCCCGATATACTCGTTTTCGCCGTATATTAGATAGGTTAGAAAGGGGTAATCAGTGAGTAGTTTCTCGTAGTCTATGTCAACCATATAAGTTCAATAAATACATTAATGTATGAAATCCAAAGTTATTTATATGATAATATTATTCGGGTCCAAATTTTGGATCAGGGAACCTTTTTGCCACCAAGGAAACGAGTTGTGTTTAGTAAACCAATAAAAGTATATCAAGGAATTGATAATCCACTACAGATCGTTGTTAGGAATCAACAACAAAAAGCCGTTAATTTAACAGGCAACACTATGCAATTGGACATCCAAGATCCATTTGAAAAAGGTGCTGTTGAAAGTTTGGCTGTGACTATTGACAATGCTGAAACTGGCTTATGCAGTGTAACTATTCCCAAAGCAACCACAGTGGCACTGAAGCAGAGAATGTATCTGCTTACACTTAAACTAACCAACACAACAACCAACATTGACAGACCTCTGTATGTAGATGATAACTTTGGTGCACAATTAAAGATTGAAGTATTGCCGGGATGGTACGAAAGTGATCCACTTAACTTTGCCGCTAATGCTGTAATAGATTCAGGACAAATTACATGACAACTAGCAACGTAACATTAACTACACACTTATTAGCCAAACGAGGCAACACAGCCGTTAGCACCACCTACACAGGTTTAGTTGGTGAGCTCACTGTTGATACAGATTTAACCACGGTTAGAGTACATGATGGTGTAACCGCAGGTGGACACATACTAGCCAACACTGCACAGATAAGTGACCCTGCAGGGTTAAGTGCAGCCAATGTTGAAATTGATGCATTACGAGCCAATGTAACTGCCTCTAATGTTGAAATAGATGCACTACGTGCAAACATAACTGCGGCAAATGTGCAAATTGATGCTTTTGTTGCAAATACCGGTTTTAGTACCAATGTTGCATTTAATGCGTTAGACGCTAATGTAGGATCATATCAAACCTATGCTAATAGTCAAATTACAACACTTGATGCTAACTTGGGTACTGCTACAACAAACATCACAAGTATTGATGCTAATCTTGGTACAGCAACCACTAACATAACAACACTAGATGCTAATCTTGGTACAGCAACTACAAACATACAAACCATTGATGCTAACTTGGGCACATTCAGTGGTACACAGGATACTATTAACGCTAACATTGGCGCATTCCAATTATATAGCAATGCCAACGTTGGCAGCATTAAGTTAGAAATAGACAACCTGTTTGGTAATGCAGGAACACAACAAACGTCTATAGATGCTATTAATGCTAATCTAGGAACGGTAGTAGGAACAACAATACCTACTATTGATGCTAACTTGGGCACTGCTACAACCAACATAACAACACTGTTGTCTAATGCTCAGAGCCAGCAAGCAACACTACAGAGTTTACAATCAAACGCCGCGGCACAGCAAGCACTGATTAATACCTTAACAGGCAACGCCGCTACACAGTATGGCGAGTTGGTTGATTTAACTGCTAATGCCGCTACGCAAGCAAACGAACTGATTGTGTTACTGGCAAATGCCGCCACACAAACAGGCGAGTTAACAACACTGGTGTCAAATGCCGCTACACAGCAAACCAGCATAAACAGCATTGATGCAAACTTGGGTACATACCAAACAACTGTTAATGCTAACTTGGGTACAGCAACCACAAACATCACCACATTAACTGCAAATGCCGCAACCCAGCACACCAGCATAGTTGACCTACAGACAAATGCCGCAACTCAGCACAACAGTATCGCAACACTCGATGCCAATGTAGGCACCATAGTTGATACAACAATACCCGCACTTGATGCAAACTTGGGAACGGCCACAACCAACATTGCTACATTAGACGCTAACTTGGGTGCATACCAAACAACTATCAACGCTAACTTGGGTACTGCAACAACTGATATTGTTACACTAACTTCAAATGCGGCAACACAAAGCGTTGCAATTGTGGACTTGCAAACAAATGCACAAACACAACAGTCATCAAT